ACGAGCTATCTTAGTTTTTCCCGGCGGTAATACGGATGCCGCTTCGGCTGATGCTTTAATACCTGCGTCATCATTATCGAAAAATAGGACAATTTCCTCATATCCTTGAAATAGTGGTATTTGTTTTTGAATGTCTTTCTTAGCTGCCGCAGCTCCATGTGGTAGTGATACCATCGGCCACGAAGGCATAGCTTCATAGCAACTAGCGGCGTCTAGTTCACCTTCAGTAACAACAATACGTTTACCAGTAGTAGGGAAACGATGCTGACCGAATAAGGTATTAGTGGAAATTCCTTCATAACGAAAATCTTTCTTTTTTGTTTTGGTTTTTATACCCTTCAATACTCCTGATTCATCGTGGTAAGGGAACTTCAGTTCATTACCATCAATGTGTATCTGATAAAATCTGTTAGTTTTTTCAGAAATATTGCGTTTTTTTAGCCGTTCGGCTGATCCTGTAAGGTATACAGCTCCTTGCATTCTGTTATTGTGATTAGGTTTATCTCCGTCCGTGACATTATGACAGACGAAGCAGTAAGTGTGTCCATCAGAATACAAGGAATTTGCATCTGATGAACCACAGTTGTCGCAAGGTATATGCCTTACGAACTCGTTCTCGGTCATGTTAACCAGTCAATCGGTATGTCATGGTAAGCTGTCCATGGAATGTCATGCTTTTCACACCACATTGCATAGGTTGTCTTACTATTTTTGTTTATTTTATTGTAAGGTGCTTGGAAGACCATGCGTAGATCCATATCTGGATTATCTTTCTTTACAGCCAATATCTTCCTGCGGTCGGCAGGTGCCCAATAACCTTTAGCTTCCAGATATACATGATTAGGAAGTACAAAATCAGGGCAATAGTGGTGTTGAATTGTATAGCAGACTTTCTCAGACTCGTATTCATACTTGACCCCAAGCGTTGTAAAGAGAGTAGCTAGTCTCTCTTCCAACTTGGATTTGAATTTAGAAGTCGTCTTCGTCATCTTCAACTGAACTTGGTGCTGTATCAGGTACTACGTTAGGATCTGCAGCCTTGTATCCAGATGATTTACCGAATAACTCGGCGACTTCATTAGCGTCTAAATCACCTGTGTCTACGCCAGCTTCACCTTTTACTGAGACAACCTGTACACCAACCAGCTTAAGAGAACTACCATAGGTAACTCCATCCCTGAGGATATAAGGTTTTTGATAGAACCCAAGTTTAACAGTAGATCCTGCGTATAACGGTATTTTGGCATCTGTAAGTTGTGTTCCCTCCGTGTCAACTACAGGTGGACGAGTCTCTTCATTCCAAGAGAATTTTAATTTATACTTATCCTTTGAAACCTCTTCCCATGGCTCAGGTTTGAGCGTAGAGCGTTTCGGATTTTTGAGCTTAGACTCTGCCCATTTAAGGACTTCAGCTCGCTCATCTTCTAATTTGTCGATAACATCGTTATCAACTACAGCCGAGAGTGAATAGCCAAACTTACTAGGTGCTAGTATTGCTTGGAATCCCTCAAGTGTTACAGGGTTTTCAGTTTTGTGAATTGTTCTTGCCATTAGCAGAAAAAATAAGTGGAATCAATCACGGATCTTGGTTCAAGATCTCTTATGATCGGTGGTTCAGTCTCCGCTCCAATTTGTTGAGCGAAAGTTGTTAGGTAATCATGTTCAGCAAAGAGATGCATATATGTTTCCCTGACTATAGTAGACAGTAAAGACATATCAGTAGCTCTACATAGTACTGAGTCATGTATTAGTGCGATGGGTTCATTAAATCGTTTAACACTTAGGTGTAGTAGTGAAGCATCTAGACTATGAATAAGGTTAGGTGCAGTTGCTGCCTTATGCCTGTTTCTATCTACTGTACTTCCATCTTCCGTAGCTACCTTTAATCGGCAGCGACCTAAGAGTTTTAATTCTATAGTCTCCATCTTCTTTTTCATCAAACGTTGTACAACTACAAACCCAGATGGAGTTGTCCATTCTAGCTCTGTATCTCCACGCTTGATAGCTTTGGATACCTCGTCTTCGATCCATTTCATTACTTTCATCGGACCGGGAACTACCTGAGACATTGCGTCCCTGACAGCTCTGACTGTGACTGTAAGGTCATCCTTGTCAACCTCTATACCTTTTTCTTTGAGTGCTTCCCTGATGTATTGTCTGTTACTAAATGCTTTAGCATTGTAAGGAATTGTCATCACGGTGCGTTTGCAACATTTTCTGTCCCAAACTTGCCATAAGACCTCAGGTATATTAGGCATAGATTTCTTAGCAATTACGGCATAAGCGTCTTGTGGTCTATCAGAAGGCAACACATTGACGAGTTGTGCTGTCGATTTATCTCGAGCCAAACCGGCTAAGATCTGTAGACCACTACATGTAGCGTCCGTGGCTACACATAGACCAGTAGTTAGTCTATCCTTCTTTATTACACATCTGTAATATTCTTCACATGACGCCAAAAATTGCCATGGCTCCTCAGCTCCTTCCCAATCTCCTAAGTTATCTATAGGATCTTCAGCAACTCGAGTTATTGTGAGAATGTTATCTCTTACCCATTGCTGTCTTTCATCCCATGTGTGCTTATCAAGACCATAAGAAGTAGCTACTTGAAAAGCTAACCATTTATGAGATTCTGGTGTAACCTCAGACTCTTTCGCAAACTTAATTAAACTTTTTCCAAAGTCAGTATCTTGCGGTGTAAGGAATGCAGGTATAGGATATGCTCTACCTCTGTAATCAAAAGACCAAGGAATATAGAATACATCTCTATCCTTAAACTTAGCTACAGCTTCCATTGTCATACGAGTACGACATGACCTCCTTGTCTCCTGAGCTTGTCTATTCAATACCTCAGCAGCTTGTCTTCTGTAGGTTTTCCTAGACTCCTTGTTCTCTCCTATATCTACAGGTTTAGGTGGTAGATCATAATGTATTATAGGGAGGAATTTCCCAACACTAATTTCTTTTTCTTGTAAGAACTCAGCAGTCCGTACTACAAAGGGATTTAGTTTATATCCAACCTTCTGTATTTTGTTCAGAAAGTCTAGTGGTGTTTCTCCCTGTATACGGTGGTGATCGCCTCTTCTAACTAAATCGTGACCGCACATAACTTCATTAAGTATGTAACCTCCTTGCTCTTCATTGCTCCAATCCTTTGGTGGCACTAGCATCGGCCAAGCTAAAGGTGAAAACAATTCAGCATTAGCCATAACTTCGTCCTTGATGTCTAAGAACTCAGCAGTAGGTAGCACATACATAACAGTTTTATGTCCTTCTCTAAACTTTTCCTGAGTAAACCAACCGCTCGACTCCATGATACAGTCAAGCAGCCAACCTCCAAGCTTCACACGAATAGATCTACCCCATGGCGTCCATGTAGGTACATTGTAACGATTCATCAAAGTCTTGATTACTACTAGCTTTTGCTGTGTTCCTATTGATTTATGCCAATAGTTCTTCTTAAGTGTAGTTAATAAAGCAGGTACCTCAGTCTCATAATGTCTCATTTGACACTCATCTTCAATAGCATGACCTATAGAATCACATACATTAACAGCAAAGTTACTACCTTCCTTAAAGCTAAACACTTTATCGAATGTAATCTTACAGGCAATGGCGGCTGCGGCTAGTGGTTCAAGTCCAATAAGATACTTCTGTATCTCCTTGAATGCTACACCTGTCTTACCTTCTTTAATTCTGTTAGTAGTTTTATTAATTCTAGCTACTAATAAAGGTAATAATGTATCAATAGATGCAATACCATAAACTGAAGCTGAAGCATAGCTTTTATCTTCGAGTTTAAATGTATTATCATTGAGACGCTTGAGACCTTGACTTATCTGTGATCTCTCTAATTCAACTTGTTCATTTACCAGAGACTCGGGAATAGGTGACATCATGTAGTTCTTCGTTGACTTGATCGGTTAATAGTTTCTTTAATTCATTATAGTTAGGATTAGTATCCTTCTCTAATTCTATCATATCCAGAGCTTGACTGGCATATGTGTATACGTCCTTGAATGAGTCTTTCATGGTTCTCCTATAAGTTAGTGGCATCAATGTGAGCAACTTGAGAGTGAGTACATATTGTAAGCTCACTATCTCCATGCTCTAAGATTTTGTGTGTGCGGCGTTTAGCAGCTGACATTTGTTGATAAGTATATTCACTTACCTTATTTGTTCTGAGGTTACGTTCTCTTAATAGACACACTACACCCTCTGGTAGTTCATAACCTCTAAGCTTCCAATCCATTAGATCTTCAAAGTCAATAGACTCAAAGTAATTAGATGGTATAGCCTTTACTTGTTTCCATTTGTTTGGGTAGTACTTTCGTTTAGACATCGCAAATCGGTGTAATGTTTGTAAGGTAATCATCCATGAGACATGCCTCATCGTAGGCATCCCATGCAGCTTCCTCAGGGTCGAGAGAACTGTTCATAACGATTTCTCTCCCACTCCTGAGTGTAACGTGGTATTTTACTTTGTGTGGATCGAGAAGTCCCATGCGTCCCTGCCTCCTTGTTATTGTGAATGTTATTGTGAAATCTGGGATTCCAATGACGTATAACCCCAGATATAATAAAACAATTTGTGATAAGATAAGTAATAAAGATAAATGTTCTAACAATAGCTATAACATTATCATACTCTGAAGTCTTGTCATCTGCAAAACTTCCTAGTGCGTATTTCCACACCCTCCATATTTTATTCATCGTGCGGATTATACACACGTAAGATATAAATAATATAAAGAAGTAAAGGAATTAAAAAGAAATAAACGATCATAATTTGTCAAAATTACTGTGTTCATAGTAACCATGTTGAAACCAATCTGGATAAGTATCCTCATCTTCAATATCAAACTTTGGATCAGGATCTAAAACTTGACGAATTTCTAAAAATTCTTTAGATCTATCCCATACACCTTCAGTATCTACTGATGGGTCGCATTGACATAAGAATCGTGGATAAGCATACCCATCTATGAGATCACATAATAGTTTTTTTTGATCTTTAGTTAAATTCATTCTAATGCCTCCATGAGTTCTTTAATCTGTTCAGTTTCTAGCTCACAGGTAAGGATACTATCTGTTGATCTGTCGTATGCTTCATGTAATAAAGTCCATAAGTTGTTGTATTGAGTAGGACTCATTAAACAATTAATGTGTTTCATAGCCAGTCATCCTCATTTAAAGTGAACATTGGTTCTTCTTTAGCTTCAGAGTCACAACCAATATAGAGATCCTTGTTCTCTTCTTCTTCTAAGCAATGATCAATTAGCTCAAACTCCATGCTATTACAGAAGTTTTGAGCATACGCAGCTGCCTTATTATATGAAAAGACAACTTCTCCATCAACGTCTAGTTTGATGAGTAAGTAGAGTGGTTTAGTGGTCATGATAAATAGGTGGGAATAGTTAATGCTTGTCCAGTACAACCAAATGCTTCATATCTTTTGAGACATACGTCTCTCATATACTTTCTAGCAAGTGAATTGAAATAACGTGGATCAAAGTTAGTAGGATCTTGAAACGATGCAACATATATAGCAGCAGTAAAACCTAACCTTAGGTCAGTATCAATGTTAACCTTACGTATTCCATTGTCTATACCTTCTTGAATAGCTTCAATAGGTACACCATAGGTCTCTGGTATCTTACCTCCATTAGTGTTGATAAGATCTATATATTGTTGTGGAACTGAGCTAGCTCCATGCATTACCAAATGAGTATTCGGCAAGTTATTGTGAATAAGTTTAATACGCTCTATATCTAGTATATCATCTGTTGGTGGTTTTGTAAACTTATATGCTCCATGAGATGTACCAATAGCTATAGCTAATGCGTCAACTCCTGTCTTCTTAACAAAATCTGCAGCTTGATCAGGATCAGTAAGTAACATATCTTTAGATAGTTCACCCTCGAATCCATGTCCATCTTCAGCTTCTCCCTTGCCTGTTTCAAGAGATCCAAGACAACCTAGCTCTCCTTCAACGCTAACTCCTACATCATGTGCAAAATCAACTACACGTTTAGTAACATCTACGTTATATTCATAACTAGCAGGTGTTTTACCATCAGATTCTAGAGATCCGTCCATCATAACTGATGTGAATCCTTGAACTGTAGCTTGATAGCATGTTTTAGGTGAGTTACCATGGTCTTGATGCATGACAACTGGCAAGTGTGGATATTTCTCCACAGCAGATCTGATTAAATACATGAGATAACCATCTGCATACTTCCTTGCACCTCGTGATGCTTGAAGTATTACAGGAGAGCATACAGTATCTGCTGCTTCCATGATTGCTTGTATCTGCTCCATGTTGTTAACATTGAAAGCAGGTATACCATAATTGTTTTCAGCTGCGTGGTCTAACACGTGCTTGAGTGGAACTAAAGTCATTCTTCCTCACAGTTAAAATATTTGTATAATTCATCAATATCAGAAGCAAGATCTTCTAAACAGTCTCCTACAGTAATTGAAGTACCATCTTCATCTTTTGGACTGTTCCAAACATCTTCATTCCCTTCCTTGATGGTTCGTATAACATCTATAATGTTACATTGCATATTTGACATAAAATTGTAATCCATTATTCTTCCTCCTCTTCGTCTTCATCATCATTGAGCCATGCTAACAGCTCTGCAACTGTCCATGTAGGATTATCATCCAAATGTTGCCAAAAAGCACTCAGAGCCTGTCTACCATGAGCCAT